ATATATACAGGCGTTGTGCGCGGGGTATTACAGGCTCTTAAAGAACGCGGTATCGTGGACTATACCAAGCTACTGCCCACGGGCGAGGATGCGCTTAGATATAATAGCGAAGAAGACTTGCTCAAGGCTTCCATACCAGCCACTAAAGAGGAGCTCGCTATTATTTTTGCAAATAGAGGCCGCAGGGTAGGGGCAAAAAAAGAAGTACCACCCAGCCCGCCCGTAAAGGAACGCACTCGGGTAGTGAGGGAAAGGTAGTACCGTGGATTTAGGTATGCTGAAAGTACTCGCCATGATCAGCTATCTCGTTACGCATAGCTCTTATGCGCCTGTCGAGGAGCTAAAGGCTAAAGAGGTATTTTGCATGGCTACGGCAGTGTACCACGAGGCGCGGGGTGAGCCTGTAATAGGGCAGGTTGCCGTAGCGTATACAATAAAAAATAGAGTAGGGCGGGACCAATTCCCGCCCACTATATGCGGGGTGGTTTATGACGAAAAACATGCGGTGCAGTTTCCCGATGTTAAAAAAGTTAGACCCGATTACAAAAGCGCGGAATGGAATAGTGCAGTGGAGATAGCTACACTGACCATGGTTCGCTATGTGGAAGACCCCACGCGAGGGGCGCGGTATTACTACAACCCTAAGAAGGTCAAACGACCTAAGTGGGCACGGATGCGGAACGTACAAACTATCGGAGACCATACGTTCTTTAACCATGCGCCAGAATTGAACCGGGGTTCATATGCAGAAGCTCAATAATGTAGAGCGTATCAAACGGGCTAAAGTTTTGGCGCAAGTTTTAAAAGACGCAGGAAAAAAGAAAGGATATACGGACATGCGGGGTAGATCGGATTTAGTAGACGTTACAGGAACTTTGCGGGAGGATAGAGCCCTTTCGTATATGATCTTTTTCGGAGACTATACGCCCTCGGGCACGGCAAGCACAAAACGCGAGGTATGGGTTAGCCTACCAAAGTCCTTAACAGAGTTTGACGGGGAAGACACATTTACAATACCGCGATGGTTATGCGAGGAAAAAGGTCTTGACAATCACGTAGACTAGTTGACAAAGATTTAGACCTTGTAGTACAGTGGCTTTGTAAACACTTTTTAGCTGGAGGCTACAATGTCTGTGATTTTAAACGTGACTATAAAAGAAAACGGTGTTATTTCTGACGTAACGTACCAATGCTCTACGGAGCGAGAAGCAGACGAAACACAGCTTAAACTTTTGTCCGAACTATCGGCAAGAAAAGCCAAGTTTGTAGATGCCTACGTGGCACGGTGTAGATAATACGAATATGCGCACACATGGTTCCCTTAGGGCTTAGGCTCAAGAGTAGACGCATCGTGTAGTGCGCGTATATTTAGCTTAGTAGACCTCCAGCTCTGCTAAGTTATACTGTAGGGGGCGGGGAAGCCAACACCTCGCCCCTTTACTTTTTCAGTTGACAAACAATCTGATACATGTTTTAGTACACCATGGTTAAAAAGATATACCTCCCACGTGGCTTTATAGCGTTCGTATCCGTAGAGGATTTCGAGTACGCCAAGTCTCTTAAGTGGAGTGTAAATCTTGACGTTAAAGGCCGAGCCTACGCCTGTAGATACGCGGGGCGGGCGAGGGTGTACATGCACCGGGAGTTTACAAACTGTACCTCTGGTTTAGTCGTAGACCACATAAACGGGAATACCCTTGATAACAGACGTACGAATTTACGAATTTGCACGCAGCGATTAAATATACAAAACAGTCAACCGTGGGGTTTACTCGGATTACGTGGCGTTAGCCGAGAGAAACAGGCTAAAAAGTATAGAGCGCGTATAACAGACCTAGAGGGGGACGAATTGCACCTAGGTATGTTCGATACCCAAAGCGAGGCGGCGGAAGCCTACGATAGGGCAGCTCTTAGTTTGTACGGTAATTTTGCTTGGTTAAACACTAAACTGGATATTGCGGAGACAGAAGATGAGCCAGAAGACAACACCATCCCTTTTTAAGCGGTTATTTTCGCTAGAGGATAAAGAGCGAGCCCTGCATACACTGGGGCGGAAAGAGCTTCTAAAAGAACTCCAAGATTTACAGGAGTACACGACCGCCCTAGCCAGTGAGTTATCGGCGCAGCACGAGAGAACAAATTACGCCCTGCAAGTATTGACTAAATTTTATGACTTGGTAGGGAAGTTGGTCTCTTTGGATATGTGCAGTATTAGCACCGAAGCCTTGAAAGAAGTCTGCACAACCTTTACGGAGCTGTACGAAATATACCCCATGGTGGGGCTATGCCTCGGGCCGGATAGAGCCCTGATACAGGTGTTATTTGACCGCGCAGGGGTAGAGATAGAGAAAGACACACCACTAAGTATTTATATCTCCGGGGAGTGAGGCGTATGGCGAACCATAAGCGGATAAAGACGAACATACCTAAACTATACGCTGCGCCTAAAAGGTTCTTTACCGATACTGTCCATATTTTTACCGATGGGAGTTGTTTTCCAAATCCCGGCCCGGGAGGCTGGGGCGCGGTAATGCTGTATAACAATAGGTATAAAGAGCTCTATGGTGGCAAGCACGGCACTACGAATAACGAGATGGAACTCATGGCGATGTTAGAGGGGCTAGCCGCTCTTAAAACCCGCAAATATCCCGTCATCATATACTCTGATAGCCAGTACAGTATAAATAGCGTCTCTGTATGGCATAAAGGATGGGCGAAGCGCGGCTGGACAACCTCGACAGGGCAGCCCGTCAAAAACGTAGAGCTTATACGGGAGATCGTTAAAGCCTCTGGCGACAACACAATTTTTAAGTGGGTAAAGGGGCATGTGGGTATCGTGCATAACGAGCGTGCCGATGTTTTAGCGGGTATGGGGAGAAAAGAATTATGCCGAAATACCATATAGAAGTGAAACGCGCTGAAAAGAACGTGCGCTTAGTGGTTCGTGGTGGGGAAGGTCTCAATATCGCTATAGACCTTAAACCCGAATACGCTCGTAAATTAGCGCAGGAAGTCGTAAAGCTTTCACGTGCCATAGATGACGAGATGTACGCAGAGATGTTAGCGGACTATGAGCGTGTGAGAAAACCTTTAGAAGCTGATAAAATTTGAACCTAGGTTCAAAACCAATCTCGTTAAATCTGTACTTGTCGTATCTTGCACATTAGTGCTAAAGTTGACCTATGCGGCTCCGTAGTATATCTTGCCGCGCCTAGGAGCTTGTAATCAATGCAGACACGAGAGCGTAGTAATCCGTACGCGGAAAAGAAGACAGAGTACCGTACGCGCAGAACGCTAGCGCGTAGTAACTTACCTTTTGGCGGCGGGCAGGAAATAGACACGCAAGATATGAAGGCTCTACGCGCATACGAGAGTCAACAAATACCTGACCCCTTCTCTAACAGTTATGCCTCTGGCGTTGGTTTTGCTGGACCCGCTAATATCCTACAACCGCCCTATAACCCCTACACCTTGATGCGTTTTCCAAACGAGAATAACACCCTTCGGCAGTGTATAGATGCCATGGTCGTTAACATTGAGAGCATGGGGTATCGGTTAGAATACACCGGCCCCGAGGGGCAGGATGACAGTAAAGAGGCACGTGCTGAAAAAGTAAGACTGGAAGCCCTACTCGATCAACCGAATGGTGAGTACGGATTGCTTGAGCTTAGAGAGCGTAGACGCAGGGACTATGAAACATACGGCTATTGTTATTTAGAGGTATGCCGTGGGGCGTACACTACGGAGATTTTATCGTTCTATCACGTGTCCGCGCATACCATGCGGCTAACCGCGCTGGACGCAAAACCTACCGAGGTCAATATATGGCTGAATAGGGACGGGAAGTTTATCCGTACGAAAGTACAGCGTAGGTTTAGACGTTTTGTGCAGGAAGTGGGTACGAAGAAAATATATTTTAAAGAGTTCGGCGACCCCAGAAACATAAGTTCCGCGAATGGGGAAGTATTGCCGAGTAACAGCACCGAAGAGGCCGCAACCGAAATACTTATGAGTTCTTTATATTCCCCCGGAACACCATACGGTACGCCGCGCTGGATAAACCAACTCCCTGCGGTGATGGGTTCACGGGAAAGCGAGCTAACAAATTTACAATTCTTTAAAGACAATGCTATTCCCGCCATGGCGGTTTTGGTGTCGGGCGGGCAGTTGACCTCGGATAGTATCACCGAAATTGAAGAGCATATTAACGCGGTACAGGGGCGTAAATCCATACACCGCGTTATGGTTCTGGAGGCCGAAGGGTACGAGAAGTCAACGGCGGCGGATAAGAGTATTCCTGCCCCTAAGCTTGAAATAAAACCACTTATCCACGATAGGCAGAATGACGCTCTATTTCAGGAGTACGACAAGAATAACCAAGCTAAGGTTCGCTCTTCGTTTCGTTTACCGCCTATTTTTATTGGGCGCAGCGAAGACACCACGTACGCGACCGCACAATCATCCTTGGTTATGGCCGAGGCACAGATATTCGGCCCGGAGCGGAATAAGGTAGACGATTTGTTTAATTTTACCCTACTGGCGGATGGAGAGGGTAAGCCCCCACAATACTGGGGTTTCCGCTCTAACCCTCCGCGTATCGTAGATCCCGCTACTATCGTCACGGCTTTAAGCACGCTGGATACACTGGGGGCTCTCACGCCTAACATTGCTATCGGTATTGCCAATGAGTTGTTCGACCTTAGCATCAATACAGTTACGCACACATGGGGCGACTTCCCTTTCAGTATGTCGCAAAAGCTATTGGATAAGGGGGAACTATCCGGGCTAGAGGGTTTAAGAGTAGAACCACAAGATCAGAACACCTTAGAGCCCTCCTTAGATCAAACGAATGAGACAGACCCCTCTTTAACCGAGGATGTAGGTGCGGTTAAGCTGGCGGTCGTACAGACCGCAGGTAACTAATATGTGCCACGAATGCCTAGCCCGAAAAGAAGTGCAGCACACTGACGATGCGGTATCCGTATACGAGGATATGCTTGCGCGTGGGCTACGGTATCGCGACATGGAAGGCGATACGCTCCGAAAAGCAGTTGAACAAGACCCGCAGGAAGAAAGCGGAGGGGAAGACTTTTTAGCCGAGGAACTTATTCTAGCAGCTTCGCTTGGGCTGGCTATGTTACGAGTAGGGGAACCCGCCTCGGAGCTTTTATTATCCTCGGTAGCGCAGCGTGGTATACGGCACCTAGACGATGCTATAAGCGTAGCGCAGCCTTCTTTCGCAGAGGTGTACTCTTACGGCACCACGCAGGAAGTTGTACGGCAATCCCTTAAAAATGTTTTACGTTCTGGATCGGCATTGGCGGGCTCTAAAAAAATAATTGATGATACGTTCCGTATAAACCAGATATTAGAGGATATGGCGTTATCCACGAAATACTTCACAAACAACTATTTTAATTCGCAGGTTGTGCCGAAGCTTCAAAAGATTGTGCAAGAGACCATTACGAACGGCACCTTAGAGGATACAGCCTTTAAGGCACTTCAAAAAACACTCTCCGACAGATTAAACAGCGTTCCATACTGGCGCGTTGTAGCCAACTCCGCAGCAAGTCGCGGGTATCACTACGGGGCGGTCAAAGCGGGCATTGTAGTAGGGAAGCGTGCCTATAAGATCGTAGCGGTGCTTGATGATAGGACAACGGAAGTGTGCCGCGCCATGCACGGCAGGGAGTTTTGGTTAGCGGATGCGGACGTACTCGTTACCCGTATTGCGGCAGCCGAAAAAGACCAGATAAAAGTAGTAGCACCGTGGGTTACCAGCGCAGACGATGTGAAAGACAAAACAGTTTCGGAGCTAAAAGATAAAGGCGCGATCATGCCTCCGCTTCATCCAAATTGCCGCTCTACCATACAGTTTTTATAAGTTGCAGACTACCTTTTAACGTGATACAAACGCATTGAAGGGGGAGTGGCATGCTTGTGACGAGTAAGGGCGATAAGATTTTATTAGACGTGGCAGACGCGCAGTATTTTAAAAAACATTATGGGGCGTGGTTTGTAACCTCCCACGGATATGCTGCGACAGACGTACGGGATAGAGGAAAGAGTAAACGAGTATACCTTCATCGTTTGGTTTTAGCTAGGAAGTTAAAGAGGGACGTAGAAAAAAACCTACATACCGATCACGTAAACGGAAACAAGTTGGATAACCGGCGTGAAAATTTACGAGAAGTAACACCTAAGCAAAATACATGGAATACGCATACCGAGCCCTCGGGTGTATGCGGGTATAGGGGTGTTTCGCGCCTAAAACTTAGCGATAATTATCGTGCATATATAAACGTAGGCCGAAAACAAATACCTTTAGGTGTATTTGCAACCGCTGAAGAAGCCGCATATGCTTACAATCTTGAAGTCACTAAACGGCGCGGCAAGTTTGCTAAATTGAATAATGTACCCGCTGTGGTTCTAAAACCAATCACTTTTAAAGTAGGTGAAAGCGGACTGCGTGGAGTACGCTCCTGCGGGAATAAGTGGGTGGCGCGTAAGAAAATAAAAGGTGTTGAGTACCACATCGGGGTCTTTACTACCTTAGAGGAAGCCGAAAAAGCCCGCGCAAATTTTCTCCCACCTACTTAGGCTCCATACAATTCATATAAAAAATTTATATTGTGTTTTGCTTATATCCAGAATACGCTTAATTCATCATAATTGAACCTAGGTTCAAATCAGGAAAAGCTATGAAAGACCTTGAAACCTGTGTGAGTGAAGAGCACTTCGTTCGCATTAAAAAAATAGACGATGAAAAACAAATCGTATTCGGCGAGGTTTACGCGCCTGACGTACTGGATACTTACGGCGATTTTATGAGTGCGGACGACATAGAAAAAATGGCGCATAGGTTTATGCAGCTTAGTACGCTTAAAGCCTCTATAGACACGAACCATGATGAGACCAGTAATAAAAGTTACCCTGTAGAGAGCTTCATAGCGCGACAAGATGACACAGAGTATACACCGGGGTCTTGGGTACTTGGTGTAAAGATTGAAGACAAAGATATTTGGAAGGCTGTAAAAAAGGGCGAATTAAACGGATATTCGTTCCAAGCTCTTGTGCGCAAAGTAGCAGTTGTGGTAGAAGTAAATATGGCACCTAATAAAACAGGTGTAACAGAACCAGCCGAAGATCATGACCACATGTATTATGTGGAGTTTGATACGGACGGGCGGGTTATACGGGGCAGAACTTCTGTAGACCAAGATCATTCCCATGAGATAACAAAAGGTACAGCGACCAGCGTGGCGAAAAATCACGCACATCGCATTAACTTAGGCGATTGACTATGAAACGAAAGATTGTAAGTGTAACCAGAATTGCTAACCAGCTAACAAACCCGACACCGGAGTTTGTATCGTTGGTAGGTCATGGAGCTAATCAAACCCCGTTCCGTACTGTAAAATCGGAAGATATTGCAGATTTTCGCGGTATGGACATTAAGGAGGACGAAATGTCAAAGAAAACAAAACAGTCTACCACTAAAAAACAAACTACAGATTTCCCAAAAGCAGCCGAGGTGCAAAAGGTTGCGTTTACGGGTGATAAGTTCCCCGATGCGGAAACTGTTTCTAGTTACCTAGAGGGTAAAGGGTACACTGATTTTGAAGTGACAAAATCCGATGAGGGTTTTTCTGTCGTGGCAAAAAGCGAAGATGCTTTTACCGAAGTAAAAACGATTGAAGTCGAAGACGGCGTTGTGTTCCATGTGGGTAAACTGGCAGAGGGTCAAGACGGCCTAGAGTCCGATAAGCCGCTGGAAAAAACACAAGAGCTTCTCTTCAAAACCCAAAAGGGCGAGACCTCTGCGGAAGTCGTTAAAAAGTACTACGATTGTTGCTGCGGCACTTGGGAGCCCCCTGCGGGCAAGACGATGGCGGACGTATTAACGGAGCAATTCGCGGACGGCACGTTCCCCGCCATGTATCAACTTAGTGATGCGTTTTACAATGCAATCCGCAACCTTGTTAAGGCTGGGGAGATTGCGCAGATCAAAACACTCACTACCGAGTATGGGGATATGATTGTCTCTATTCTAACCGCATTGTCCACGGCGGGCGTAGACACTGCACAGAAACAGTTTCTTGCGGAGCCAGAGGAGAGCGCGATGAAAAAAGACCAAGTAACAAAAACGGAGGAAGAGGTTGAAACCGTAACGGTAGAGACAGAAGCCGACACAGGTAAAGCTACAACGGAAACGACTACGGATGCGGCGGAACAACCTGCCGATGACAAAGTAGAGAAGTCCGATAAAACCGATATGGCGGAATTGATTGCGAAAGCGGTTACTTCGGCGATAGCCCCATTACAGAAGAACATGGAGACGCTGCAAGGCGAACTTGCTTCTTTGAGTAAAGGGACAAGTGGAAGTCTTGCAGAACTTGGAGAAAAGATCAGTAAGACCGGGGAAAGGGTAGATGAACTTCAATCCATTCGTCAAACCCGAAAAAGTGCAGACGATGAAAGTTTGGGCGGTAGCACCGAGACAGTCGAGGATAGCGAGCGTGCACGTAGAGCCGCGCATGACGAGCGTATCCTTAGAAGCAGTCTGGGATTTTTAAACCCTAAGAAGTAATCACAGCACATATTCAATGGGGTAACCCTACAATCTGAAAAACTGTCTTTTTAAAGGAGCAAAAACATGAAAGACCAAACACAAAAAGGGGTGGCAACTCTTGACTTGCCAGAGCGTTTGCGTAAAGCAGACATTGCACTGTCCGACCTTAGCAGCAACGGCGGTCTTTTGACTGTCGGGCAAGCGGACACATTCATCGCTAACCTCATCGACCAGCCTACTTTGCTGCGCCAGATGCGTACACAGCCTATGGACAGACCTTCTATGGAACTGAACAAAATTGGCTTTGGTAAGCGTATCCTTCGTGCCGCTACACAGACAGCGGGTTCACGAGCACTGTCCGCCGTTGCGGTAGACGGGACTTCCTTTGACCCCTCTACTTCGGGCGAGGCCGTAGCACGCGCTAAACCACAAACCTCTAAAGTCACACTCAATACGAAAGAAGTTATCGCCGAGATACTTTTGCCGTACGAAGTGCTTGAGGACAATATCGAGCGCGGGAATATGGAGACGCTTATTTTGCAGCTTATCGCAGAACGTGCAGCTCTTGACCTTGAGGAACTGGTTATCAGTGGGGATACGTCCTTGAACACTGCCGATCCTTACCTTGATATGACGGATGGCGTGTTGAAATTGGCTACGTCTCACATTGTTGATGCTGACGGTGCTTCTATTAGCCCCGCTATCTTCAACTCTGTACTGAAAGCCCTGCCTACGAAGTATCGCCGTAACAGAAATGCTATGCGGTTCTTCTCCAGCATGGATGTAGAACAAGACTACCGTTTGGCATTGTCCACACGCGGTACAGGTCTTGGCGATGCTATCCTGACGGGTCAAGTTGATGTTCCTGTATTCGGTGTGCCTCTGGTCGGTGCGGCTTTGATGCCTACTACGAACCTTTTGTTCACGAACCCACAGAACCTTATCTTTGGTATCCAACGGAATATCCGTGTAGAAAGCGAACGCTTGATTTCTGAACGCGAAGTCAAGATTGTGCTGACTGCCCGGGTTGCTGTACAGATCGAAGAAACAGACGCAGTAGTCAAGGTCACAAACCTCGGCTAACTTAATCGTTCTTTGTTAAGTACTACTGTGTAATGTGGGGTAGGGTTCGTGAATTGCTCTACCCCACCATTACCGAAAACTTTAAACATATCGGTCTAGGAGATAGAAATGACTGTAAAAATCAAAACAGACGGGACATATACAGGTGCCGACAATCATACCAAAGTTCTTATAGAGCTCGCAAAGCAAGGTGCCAAACAAAAGATTGAAGGCGTTGCCGCATTGACGGATAGTTCAGGCGGGGATGCGACACCTACGGCGGATAAAGTGCAGATTGTTGCAGACTTTGTAAGCACGGCGGCCTCTGGCTCCAGCTTGGCAGGTAAGGCCACAACGGAAACCGCTTTGGGTAAAGTCAAAAACGGTATCACAGAGCTGGCGACAACAACAAACGCTGTATTAGCCCTTTTGGGTTTGACGCAGCTTACAGACAACTCTGGCGGGACTTCTGCGGATGGTACAATCGCCGCGTATGATGCCTCGGTGACGGGTGCGACTACGGGCGCAGTTGTAGCTACCACGAACGCTATCGTGGCGGTTATCAATGATGCGTTTAACGAGATTGCCCTTAAGGTGAATATCATCGCCTTGGCGGTAGGTGTTGACCCTGTAACGATTGACAGCACGTTCGCTACTAAGAACGGAACAATCGCGGCTATCTCCACAGACACAGGCACGGCGGCTGACCCCGGCGTAACGAAAGTGGCTATGGACGCAGCACTTGTGAAGTGGCAGGATAACACCGCGTATCTTGCAGCGAAGTTGAACGAGTTTCGTACAGCCGCAGCGGTGAAAGTAGTCCACGTCTAACCGCCTTATACGGGCAGTTCATTAACCTTTTGACACAATATAGGAGCAGCCAAAATGTCAAATAAACCCACACACTACTACGCCACTCTGGTAAGAGGTTCTACCTACTACCTCGGGGCAGACAATCGCTTCGAGGCACGTATCCCTCGGATTGTTACAGCGGCGGAGAAGCGCAAGCTTGAGACCAATGCTATTGACCGCAGAACGATCTTTACGGGCGAGGAAAAAGAAATCGACACCGTATGCAAGTTTACGTTCAAGCCTGTCACTACACCTGTAGCCCCTAAGGGTAATAAAGTCGAAGAGATTGCCGCTATGCAGTCCGATGGCGGCGTATCGTTCGAGGAGGAAGTTTCCGAGGATGAAGAAGAACTGGTAGACGAAGACTTTGACGAAGAAGCGCAAGAAGGCGATGGCACGGACGAGACTTTCACACAAGAGCAAGCCGAACCAAAAAAACCCAAAGGGCGTAATCGCTAAAATACACAGGACTAGAAAGAAGGGGGTCTAAGCACTCCCTTCTTTTTCTCACAAAGGAAAAGGGCAATGGCTGTCACAACACTTGTATCCGTAGATGAGCTTAAGCAGTATATCCAGATACAAGCGGATAATACCTCCTTTGATTTAAACCTCCTTTCATTGAGCGGCACCGCTACGAGTTTGTTAGAAACATTTTGCCGCGCCAAGTTTTCATCACAGGTCTATACGCAGCAATTCCATACACGTAATGCAAAAAACTATGTGTACGATTTAGGCGCGGACTACCAAAACGATCAAGGTATTGTGGAAGATGCCGAAGTGCAGCGGTTCCCCTTAAAGGGTTTCCCCGTGGATACGGCGGAAGATTTTTTCGTGTACTACGACCCCTATCGGCTATTCCCCGAAAGCAGCAAGTTAGAGAGTACGGATTACTATTTAAACGAGCCCGGCAACGCGCTGTATATCCTTACAGGGACGGTAAAGACTGTCATGGGGCTTAAGGTTGTGTACACGGGCGGATATACGACTGCGCCCGCCACGATAGGGACTGCCCCGAACGATACAGACTACTCGCTTATATCGGGTGCACCGGAAGACCTTAAAATGGCGTGCATTGTGCAGACAATATTCCTGTTTAACAAAGTGCAGGAAGGTAATATCGGCGTAAAGGGCAGGGATAAGCATAGCCCTGAATATATCAGTAACGAGCTTTTATTGTGCCCCGAAGCGCAAGCCATGGCTGTCCCGTATAAGCGCATTCTGACAGGAAGAAGATGATAAGCGGAACCATAGAAAGCAGATACGGCGGGCGGTCATACGGATCACCTATGGATGCTGTACAGGCGGTGGTAAGCGAACTGGATTACTACGAATTGGTAGCCATACCCGCCGCTATGAAGTCCTCTATGAACCGCTATCTAAAACTTATTGCGGGACGCTTGGCGGCAAAGCATAAAAGACCATGGCCGGGCGGGACAGGCGCAAGCTCTCTTGCCAGTAGATCAGGAAAGGCTGTCCAGAGTATACGGGATAGCGTTAAGGTCACGCAGGTAGGGCAGGAGATACAGGGGATTATCGGCGGCGTATTTTACCTGAAAAGCCATGAGTACGGAGCGGTTATACGGGCACGCCGTTCGCAGTATTTAACGATACCGTTACCCGCCGCGCTCGACAGTAGGGGCGTGCCACTCAAAAAAAGCGCAAGGGAGTGGGCGGATACTTTCGTTATAAAATCGAAAAATAATAATTTATTGATCGTGCAAAAAACGGCTTCTGGTATTGTGCCGCTGTATGTATTAAAAAAAGAAGTGCGGATACCTAGGCGGCTGGGTATGAAAGAGGAATTAGACAAGTATGTAAATCTATTCGCAAAGTTCATGGAACAAGATTTACAAAAAGAATTTAAGGTGAGGGGTCTATGACGCAAACGCCTGTAAGGGAGCGTGTAATTGTGCAGGTCGTGAGTAAGCTCTCGCGGATGACGAAGGGCGACTCCATTCTTTTGCAAAATAACGATACCCTTATGCTGGAAAACGGGTTGCCTCTACAAGTCGAGGAGAGTGACCCGTACAACGGGATATTTTTTGACTTTGTGCAGCGCGAGGAATTAGATCGCACAAAACAGTTTCAAGGGAATGCTATTTCCGTCCTCGATATGGACGAGTTCTATACGTACCAAACCGCCTATCTTCTAAGCACTTTGCGCATAGGCATGGAGTTCTGGTATAAGATGAAGAAGGGCGAGGTTGCGAGTACGCAGTTGGGGATTGTGCTTGCGGAGTTAAAGCGCGTATTTTTATCCGATACAAATTTGCTAGAGGATAATGTTTCTAATACGCCGCCCTTTGTGCAGCTTTGCGAAAACGTACGGATCGTACAAGCAGACTACGATATAGAAGGCCCGTTCGAGAAAGTCGTATCTGGTTTTATCCAGTTTGATTTTATGTACCGTACGGATAAAGAAAACCCGTATACTTTGATGTAGACCATTATCAGGAGGCACCACATGGCTAAAAAACAGACAATTACAGAAGACACAATCATCGGCGCGGGCGAAGATACGCAGAGCGTAGAGCCCGCTAAAGAAGGGATTGACGGAGAAACCATAAAAGTGGATACTGGGGAAGAGATACCCACGGCCTCGTTACAGGCAGAAACCCCTCTACCCACTGGTTTGAACCCCGGTTCAGGCGGTGAATACCGTTTAGAGGACGGGCTAATTATTCCAGTTTAAGGGAGAATAAATCATGTCATTGCTTTTCGATAGAGCGGTACTGCTTGCTAAAATAGAGACTACTTTCCGTACAGACGCTAGCCCGTCTGCTTCTACGGATGCACTATTGATCGGTGCCCCCGAGTTCAACCTCGATATTAACCAGCTCCAACGTAATAACGTTCGCGATGACTTGTCGCCTTTGGCTACGGTATCGGGGCGTAAAGTGGCCTCGGTGACGTTTACCCACGAGGTGCGCAACAACGGTAATACAACGGGCTCTACACCGCCTCGTATCGGAGCACTTCTAAGAGCATGCGGGTTAGCACAAACACAAGTCACGGCAGCCTCCGGCACTATCGGAACTGCCACGGCGGGCGGAAGTAACGTAGGGACTATTACGTTTGCAAAGACGACAGCCTTTGCTGGATACGTGCCCCGTACAGTGACTATTACGTGTACACAGGCTGGCGCGAGTGGAACCGCACAAGTGTCGATTGCCGCCCCTGCTATTGCGGAGTACACCGCGTATTCACAGACTGGCGTAACGGTCACGAACTCTACGGTTATCACCCTGCCTAACTCGGCGCAGATAACACCTACGGTCGGAACAAGTTTAGAGGTTGGTGATGTCTGGACTGTTGAGTTGACCCCTTCGGGCTATCAGTACACGCCTATATCCACAGACTTCGAGAGTGCCACACTGTACTTGTACCGCGATGGGCTTCTGCATAAAATGACAGGGTGCCGTGGTACGTTTTCTATCCAAGCTACGGGGGGAGAATACGCGCTCTTTACGTTCACCTTCACAGGGGACTATGTGGCTATCACGGATACGGCTATGCCCACTCCAACCTATGAGACACAGAAACCTACGCAGGTCGAACTTGCTAATTTGACCGTGGGTTCTTACACGAGTTTTGCGGCGGCGGAATTTACTTTCGACATTGCGAATGATGTGCAGATCAGAGAGGACATTAACGCCTCCAATGCGTACGCAGGGGCTTTGATTGTCGGTCGTCAACCTAGTGTAGGATTTAACCCGGAGGCGGTTCTGGAGGCTTCCCACCCCGTATGGGCTAACTTGTCTGACGGTACGGAGCTTGCCTTCGGCGTTAAGGTCGGAAAAGTGAAGGGCAACGTAATGCAACTGGACTGCCCGAACGTGCAATATACAAACGTGCGGTACGGGAACCGTAACAGCGTCCTAACCTACGATATAACTTTGAATTGCGCACGCGTATCGGGCAATGACGAGTTAAAATTAAGCTTCCGATAAAGGGTAGTAGGGATGGCGCAGGATAAACGGAAATCTGAAAAAGGTATCCGAAACGCTGGACAGACACAGGGTATGAACGTAAAAGTCTACCTTGTGCTCTTGAGGGTTCATACGCACAATGATAAACAGCCGCATGAACGTATTTTAGCTGCGAAGCTAACACGGGCTTCGGCAGAGGCCATTCAAGAAATGAACCCCGGTTCATACGTGCATAAAATTTCCGCAACCAAGTAGCAGCCAAGGAGGCAACTATGCTTTACGCTTTAAACCTAACAAAATTTATCGAGTTCGAGAGCCCGCGTGATCCCGCAAAAGGAACGGCGGAGGCCACAAAGTTTAAGCTCGGGGCTATACCGTCCAGAATTTATACAATGCTGAAAGATCGTGCGGCTACGTTTAAGGCCGACCCGAACGATCAAAGTGACGTGCTTGTGTTTCATGGTAATACAGCGGCGCGGGACTACGTGAAGTATGGTCTTAAGGGCTTCGAGAACTACGGCAATCTTGAGTTTAAAACGGTGCAAGAGCGCATTGCGGGCAAGAACTATGATGTGGTGGCCGATGATGTTCTTGAGGCGATTGACGTAGAGACTATTCGGGAACTATCAGATCAGGTGAAACAACTCTCCGACCTCGATGGTGAAGCCGTAAAAAACTTAGAAGGGTAGTATTTACCCAAATTCTATTACCTGCATGGGACTGCGCTAAGTGCAAAGACCACCAGAAAATAGAACGAGGATGTACTACCGATGCCGCAATACCGCAGGAAGTGGACGGGCAGAGTTTAGCGCGGTGTCCATTGCGCCCCGTGCTAGACTTTCCCGCTTTTATACACGAATGCTTTAGAGTATATTCGTGGTATAGCAACGGGCATTTCCCTGACGAGGGTAGTTGGTTAGATCAGTCCGCCGCTTTTGTTACACTAGTCGAGACCATAGATAGAGCTATAGCCGAGGCTAAGGATACGAAAGATAAACTGGATAAAGCACGAGCTAGCGCAGCTAACCCAAGGGTTGTACGGGGATGAGGGATGGGAAAAGATTTAGAATTTGTCCTTCGGTTCAAGAACGAGGCACGCGCCACATTTTCGCAAGTTAAGAATGACCTAAAAGGACTTGGTGCACAGCTTGGTGCCGTGCAGAGCGGCATAAAGAGTATGAGCTCGGCAAATACTTCCGCGAATACCACAATGGCCGCATCCGCACAGGCTATCCTTCGCACAGAGTCGGCGCAGAAAAGACTAGAGCTACAACAACAAAGACTTGTTTTGCAGTCCTCAAAACTTAACCAGCAAGAAGCTTCCCTCATGCTAGGGGAGCAAAAACTTGCACTCCAGATAGACAGGCTTACGCTTGCGCAAGGGCGGTTAGAAGCCTCTAGGAATAGATTAAGCCATACACAGCAAAAGTTCTCTCTACAGAGTAGGGAGGCAAGCATAGCCCTTAATGGCTTAAGCGCAGGGATGGGGGCGGGGGCGGCCATAGGGAATAAGTTAGCGGCTGTATTAGGCGCGGTAGGTTTAGCCTTAGTGGGTAAAGCCGCCATAGATGCAGGGATTAGACTTGACCAACTTACGAATAGGATGGCCGCCGCTACGAAGTCTGCGGATTTGACGGGTAAAGGTATGGAGTTTGTAGCGGAGACTACAGACAGGCTCGGGTTATCTTTTCAATCTAGTGCTGATGGTTTTGCGGGCTTTGCCGCCTCTGCCTTACGGGCGGGTTTGGACTTCGGCACAACAAAACAAATTTTCGAGGATATATCCACAGCGGCAGCTTCCTTACAATTACCTGTAGAGCGCGTAGAGCTTATATTCAAAGCCCTTGAGCAAATTGCGGGTAAGGGCACCGTGTCTATGGAAGAGCTTAAGCAGCAACTTGGCGACAGTTTGCCGGGCGCGTTTGAAATAGCCGCTAAGTCCATGGGTAAAACTAACGCGGAGTTTGTAGCGATGGTTACAAACGGCGAGGTGGTGTCTAAAGATTTTCTACCTAAATTTGCCGCGACTATACGAGAGGAACTCGGAGGTAGCGCAGAGAAAGCAGCCACGCAGTTACAGGCAGAAACAAATAGAATGAAAAATTCATTCTTTGAGCTTCAGACCGAGTTCTCAAAGAACGGTGCCGGGGAGGCGTACACTAAAGTTGTACGCGAATTATCTGCACTATTCCGAGATAAGAATTTTAAGGACGGTATAACAAGTATCAGTTCGGGTATATTGAACCTGACCACGAATATCATAGATGCTACGCATGCGTTTAATAACTTTTTCGGCATAACAAAAAACGGAGAGATAACCCGCCTTAAAACTAGGATAGCAGAGATACAAGCAGACCCCGGCGGCACTGGACCGTTTCAGGATATAAATAAATCTTTACGGGAAGCAGAGCTTAAAGGCTTGCAAAAAAGGCTTGATAAAATAAACGATATAGCAGCCGCCGAAAAGACAATGGCAGGGGCTAAGGCGCAGTACCTAGAGGATCAAGCACGTATACAGGCCGCCTTAGCGGGTAAAAAGTATGACCCCGATAAAGTAGTCTTAGGGGGTACGGAGAGCGGACCTACGAAAGCGGAGCTTGAGGCCGCAAAAAAAGCTGCGGCGGGTGCCACTCGGCAAGCTAAGAAGGATACCGCCTTTTACGCGAATATGGATGCAGAGATAGCGCAGCTCAAAGAGGAGACTTTTTGGGTTGGTAAATCCAGTAAAGAACGCGAACGCGCCACAGCAATTTTAAAGGCGCAGCAAGAAGCCCTCAAGGCCGGGATCAAAGATTTTGACCCCGCGCAGTACGTAACAGCCTATGATGCTTTAACCGCCGCGCAACAAAAAGTACATACGGACTTCGCCACAGGTCTTTCGGCGGCCTTTCAGGAGTTTAAAGACAGCGCAAAGGGCATGGGCGATGTTGCACAAGATTTGTTCAAACAAGCAAGTGACGGCATAACTACCACTTTGACGGGTCTTGTAGACGGGAGCATAAATAGCTTTCAAAGTCTTAAACAAGGGATCGGGAGTATCCTTAAGGATATTGCGGGAACCATTGCAAAGTTTGTTATACAGCAACAAATTATCGCCCCGCTCCTTAGCTCGTTTGGTATGTTCATGGGCGGCGGGGGCTCGTCTATGGCGAACCCTAATATAGCGGGAACCAGCTATTTGTTATCTGCTAAGGGTAATGCGTTTTCGCATGGGAGTGCTGTAAAGTACTTTGCGAAAGGCGGCGTATTAAACGGCCCTACAGCGTTTCCGATGAACGGCGGTACAGCCATAGGGGGTGAGGCGGGCGCAGAGGGTCTACTACCCCTTAAGAGGCTGTCTAACGGGCACTTGGGCGTTCAGGCAGAAGGCGGCGGCTCCAACGGAGGTACGTTTAACTATAGCCCTAGTTTTTCGTTTAACATGAGCAACGGTACGAGTGCACCTACAGATAAAAATGCGGCTAACCAACTTGCTAAAAACATAGACGATGAGGTGCGAAAAACGGTACTTAAAGTCATCACAGAACAAAAACGCGATGGTGGTATACTCTCGGGCGGTAAAGGAAAAACAGTATGACCATACAGACATTCCCAGCCGCCCCGACACCGGACGTTAATATCAAACGCAGTGTAAAACCACGTGTAGAGGTTGCACAATTCGGCGATGGGTATTCGCAGCGTGTTGCCATAGGGATACATCAAAAACCTATCGAGATTATGCTTACATGGACAACTCTTATGACTGCGGAAAAAGAGACGTTGGAGTTATTCTTTAACCAGCACGGCAAAGGCGAAGCGTTCTACTGGAAGATGCCAGACGAAGCATCCCCTAGAAAATGGTATATCTCCGCCGCTGGATGGGAGGTAACCTATGTAATGTATGGTATTTATAACGTATCCTTAAACCTTGTAGAATGCTTTGATATAGCCTGATGACATTACCGCAGAAAATTATAACCGAGATACACAAGTTCAAGCCGGATGATATTGTTATATTGTTCGACTTGGATATGCGCGACATTGGCGGGGATATTTTCAGGTTTACGCCCGAGATCGGGAGCGAGAACATCCTGCTACAGGAAGACGGTACTACGTTTCTATTGGAAGACGGCGTAACGGAAGTAGCCCTCGAAAACATAGAGCCTCTCCCCATTCATTGGCGGAGTAATCCCTACTACCCGGTGCCCGCGAAAGCGGAAGGCTTCGAGTTAAGCAGCGGCGGGCAATTCCCGAGACCGATCATAAGTGTATCCAATGCACTGAATACGTTACGTTCGGAAATGATTGCATACAACAATCTTGTAGGGGCAACCCTGACCCGCTGGCGGACTTTTGCAAAGCACTTGGATAATGGGCGAGACCCCGACCCAGACGTTTACTTCCCGCCCGATGTATACAAGATAGATCGAAAAGTTAATGATGGGCCGTTCATGGTAGAGTTCGAGCTTGCCACGGCGATTGACCAAGAGGGAACTATGCTCCCCCGTAGGCAGATTTTGCGCAACACGTGCACGCATATTTACAGGGTGTGGGATAGCGTAGCGGAGGAGTTCGACTACACCAAAGCGACATGCCCTTACGCGGGTAATTCGTACTTTGATGAAAATGGAAACTCGGTATCCTTGCCAGAGTTGGACGTACCAAGTAAGATGACAGATAGTTGCTGCAAAAAACGTTTTGCGGGACAAGCCTTGCCCACACGTGCATTTCCCGGAGTAGGAAGATTTAGATAATGTTCACAAACGAGATACACCAAGAGATTATAGCCCATGCGCTTGCGGAGTATCCTAAAGAGGCGTGCGGCATTGTGCTGGATAACGGGACAAGCTACTTACCTATGCGAAACGTGCACGAAAATCCTAAAATGAACTTTCGTATGAACGTTCCTGACTTTTTACCTTATTACCAGCAAGATCGCATATCCGCGCTGATACATTCACATACCGCGAATTATAATAACTACCCTTCGCGGCAGGATATGATCGCTCAAGAGAACATGGGTATCCCTTGGGGCATTGTGCATATCAATGAAAACAAAGATATTGATGGGCCGTTTTATTTCGGGGATCAACTCCCTATCGCCGATTTTATAGGGCGTAAATTTCGGGACAATGTGCACGATTGTTATATCCTTTTACGTGATATTTTCAGGCTGGAGGAAAACGTTGTTTTGCCCTGCTTTGCGCGGGAGCCGCAATGGGAAAAAAACTATCAGAACATGCTGGAGAAGAACTTTAAAAAAGCAGGGTTCGTACAGATTGACGAAACGCAGATAGGAAAAAACTGCGTGATGCTGTGTCGTATAAACTCGCCGAGCGATAACCCCGTCCCTAATCATGTGGCTATTATCCGCGATAGGGGGCAGATAATCCACCATATACGCGGGCGGCTAAGTAGGCACGACCCGTATAATCTATACCGGAGTACAGCAACACATTACTTGAAATATACGGGGGCTTAATATGCGCAATGTGTACCTTTATGGGGATTTGGCAGCAAAGTTTGGAAAAGTGTTTCGGATACGCGCTAACGATATAGGCGCGGCTATCCGTATTCTGGAAGCCAACTTTAAGGGGAAATTTATGCCCCGTATTCTGAAAGGCGAATACCGTGTATGCGCGGGGGCTGGGTTCGATGATGTTAACGCGACACACTTCAATGACGAGTTAGTTAAAAGTCGTTTGAACCTAGGTTCAAAAGATATTCATATCATGCCTGTCCCGCAAGGTTCGGGCGGCGGGTTTCGTGTTGTGCTGGGGGTTGTCTTGATCGGTGCAGCAATCGCATTATCTGGCGGTGCCTTAGGTGCGCCCGCCTTTTCCGTTATGGGGTACAGCGTATCGTATGGGTCTATCGCACTATTCGGGGCAAGTTTAGCCTTGGGCGGCATAGCGCAGATGCTAACGCCCGTACCCAAAATCGGAGCCGATAACTACATAAGCCGGGAGAGTGCAGACGAGAGGCCGTCCTTCATGTTTAACGGCGCGGTGAACACGACAGAACAAGGAGGCCCGGTGCCTGTTATATACGGGAGAATGCGCGTAGGCTCTACCGTCATATCGGGTGGTATCACCACAGAAAACATTTAAGGGGTATTTGCTAGTGCAAAAGTCTTTACAGCAAGTAATACCTAAGCGTTTTGCGGAGGGTAGCGGAGGCGGCGGAGGATGCTTCCGTGCGGGCACTAGGGTTATGACCCCTAGCGGTAACGTCCCTATCGAGACCTTGAAAGAGGGGGATGCTGTCTATGCCTTTGACGAGAAAGGCGGCATACGAAAAGCGGTTGTCACGCAGACGCATTACCACGAAAAAGAACAAGTATTGCGGGTGGGCTACTGGGATACGCATCCCGATGCTTGCCTGTATATCACGGGGAACCACTGGGTTCTTGACCAGTACAACGCATTTATAGAGATCGGAAAGCTATCTCCGGACGTAGACACCCTTGTCGATTTCAGGGGCGGCTTGCGCCCTATAAAATCTATAGAAGCCTTTTCCGAGGAACCCGTCTACAACCTTACAGTAGAGCCCTACCATACCTATATTGCGGATGGCATACGGGTACACAATGGCGGGGGCGGAAAAAGCGGCGGTGGCTCTAGTACGTCTGCACGTGTACCCGTGGAAAGTCCTAACACGCTAAGGTCTTCGGCGACTGCGCGGGTTATAGACTTGATAGGGGAAGGACCTATTCGTGGTTTGGTCAACGGCGGGCAGAGTATTTATTTCGATGATACGCCCTTAGAGAACTCCGATGGGTCATTAAACTTTTCCGGGGTGTATTGGGAATTTAGAAACGGTTATCGAGACCAAGACCCCATGAGCGGTTTTGACGAGGTAGAGACCGAGCAAATTGTAGAAACGCAGGTCACGCGTGAAAACGGTCGAGTTGTTAGGCAGATTAGTAATACCGATGTCAATGCTGCGCGTATTCGCCTTCGTTTACCTAACCTGTCTTTTCAGGATAGTAGCAC